AGCCGGAGCCTCGGCTACTATATCAGTAATTTGATTCATTTCTTTAACCTCGTATATATATTTGAAGTAGTACATGAGAAAGGTGAAAAGACTAGCGGCAACATTTGTAATGGTCATAGGTACGACACTGTAATGGAATGAGTATACGAGGGACAGAACACTCGCAGCCAAGTTCAAATGCAGGAAGTGGTAATTTATAGCTTTGGCATCTCGATTTTTGTACACGTGGTTAATTTCGGGTATGAACATAACAACGATGAAAGCGGATCCCAACAGACCACATACATCTATGGCGTTCATTCTTATTTATATATATTTTCTCACGTTTAAGTAGGTATGTTTTTGTTTGTCATACTATTGACGCTTGTCATATATATTTTGGCAATCACATATAGAGAAGAAAAAATTAAATTGAAAGAAAAATATGATTATAAATGTTTCGTATTAACAATTAATGGTGCGAAATCACGACAGGAGCGTTTTATGAGACACTATAACGATACTTTACCCCTTGAAATCATATACGGACCTAATACAAGAAATGTTAAGGTGGCTAGGGAATACGAAGATATTGTGGAACCTGAATACTTTGAAAAGGCTCTAGAGATGCATTATGACCCTCTTGTGAAACGTCCTAATATCACCTACTTTAATATGGGAGCGATAGGTTGTTTTGTTGGACACATGGATTTTTACAAAAGGTGTTTTGATCAAGGTCTTAAATATGCTGTGATTTTTGAAGATAACGTCATCATTAAGTCACCCCGTTTATTCCATGAAATTCAAGAGGTCATAGATGAAAAGGGAGAAAATATGGAAATGTGTTTCTTCCATTGTCTTTCCAGACTTCACGATAAAACCGAGGGAACTTTGGAAAAGGTGAAATGGATTTCGAGTACGAAATGTTACCTCATAAACGTAAATAATATGAGAAAGTATGTGAAGCACTTCTACCCCATGGACAACCACATAGACATGAAACATGAAGATTTAATTAATAAAGGAGCTCGAGTGTATTACAAAGATATGCGAAAGTATATGGTAATAGACAGGTCACAGAAAAGTCTCATCGGTCATAGCGACCACGGTGAGCGAAATTTCTTCTCGAGATATCATCCACATGCCACCCCTAAGGATGTCAAGTGGGGGTACTAATCGAAATCGAGAAACTCAAGCATTTGTTCTCGAGTAATTGTCCTTGGGATACCCGTATACAAACCTGTTTTTATCGTATGCTCAACTCCATTAGGGAGACGAACTTTGAAAAAACACGATTGAGCCTGACATAAAGCGTTACGACCACCATCAATAGCCTTTAATATATCTTTCATGACCTGATTGGTGTCAGAGTTTCGGATATAAAAAGTGACGTTGAGACCATCATCATCTGTCATCCATTGAAGAAAATCGAATGGTCTCCAATTAGCACCTCTATTTGTGTCCGCGGTGATCGAAGCAAAATTATCCAGTAAATCTGGGGTTGGAATTCCACAAAAAATTTTATATCTGAAGTCACTCCAAGAGATGTTTGTTGTGTTCAGTATCTCATATTCAGCGTTGTGAAGTCGAGCCGAAACAATCTTAGAATTAGTCCAGTCAAGCTTTTTTAGGTCGTTGTGTGTAGTAGAGGCGTGAGAAAACATGTTTGTCGAATTGACAATAAGTAGTTGTAGTTTGAAGTTGATTTTTACAAATGTAAACATCGACTTAGGTCTTTGAATCGCACTTTTTACAATGAGGAAAACCCATTCTAAAAAGCTGTTCCAAACGGGGCTCGAACCCGTGACCTTGGCGTTATAAGCACCACGCTCTAACCAACTGAGCTATAAGAACGGTGCAACTTGATCATGTTACTAATCAACTTGTATAACGGTGGGACCACCCACATACTATATAGGAACTTCTACTTTAAGCATTTTTAATCATGGCATTAATATTATTGTTTGCATTCTTTTTAATGGAGTTGCCAAAATTGTCGAGACCGAGAAGGTTGATAATCTCACCTATGAGCATGAACTGTTGGGACATGACAACAGCCTTCGCGAACCTCGTCTTAGGGGAATAGTCACCGTAACCCACAGAACTCATAGTAGTGAACGAAAAATAAAAAGGATCTACAACACTATCATCGAACCCAAACGCATCAGGGTTAATTCGATTGATACTGGCATACACGAGACCGTAAATGAGTGTTATAACTAAAATTGGTAAAAATCGTATCAACTTGAACATTTATAGTATCCTGAGAAAATTATACAGAGTCGACGCGTTCTAGTTCATCCATCTCTTTACTCCTTCTTCTGTTTATATTTTGGAAAGCCCCTAACCACCTGTTTACAGCACGTCTAGAGCCTGTCACAGACGCTGCATCATCACTCACCACAATCGATAATCCGTTACATACATCTGGCTTGTTCTCTTTCTCGGGAAATTGAACCATGAATGCCTGAATAGATATAGCTGGTATATCTGGTGCATCATCCAATAACTTGTCATATTCTTCTCGAGACTTCATAAGAAACTCGACAACTTCTGAACGGTGTTTCACATCGAGTGATATTTCCATATCGATAGACCTATAGAACTTTGACCATTGTACGCACATAGCCGAGTGTGCCTCAGATAGAGGTAGAGACTGACTAAACTTTGAGATACTCGTCAAAATTCCACCCAAAACATTTAGGAAGGCAAAGAAATACTGGATAATCATTATATTGTTTTTGGTATCTTGAGATACATCTTCATTCCCACTGGGATTTAGGACGGCAAAACCACCGACACCCGTTATACTTGCTATGACTATACTAGGATAAGACAACCAATCATTCTGTTTCTTGTAGAATAAGCGTGCATGATTATGCAACCAGCGGTATCCAGCCGCCTTCTCTGCCCATTTTATAAGCAACTTTTCTTGTTTTTCGCACCACTCACAGTGTTCGTCTTGCTTTTGAACACTCATGGACTTAGATTATACAGATATATTTTTCGCACTCTCCCTGGCTAATGTATCAGCTTCTTCATTTCTAGGGTCGCCATTATGGGCTTTTACCCATCTCCATTCAACCACTTTTAATTTTTTACGCGTTTCATCGATAGCAATCCACAAATCCTTATTTTTCACGGGTGCACCCGCAGATGTCATCCATCCATTCTGTTTCCATTTTATAATCCATGAATTTATCCCTTGTTTCACGTAGTTACTATCCGTAAATATACGCACCTCTTGAATATCTCTCTTCACAGACTCTTGAAGAGCTCTCAAAATAGCTGTCATCTCCATCCGATTATTTGTTGAATTAGGTTGTCCAGCACTAAGCTTAAAACTATCACTGACCACACCCCAGCCAGAAGGTCCAGGATTTCCCAAACTGCTCCCATCGGTGTATATCTCATACATGATTAGGTATTGTGTTTATTTTCTAAGTCCATTATAAAAAAGATGCAACAAATTGCCCCCATGTTAATGTTGGTTTGCTGTGTATGCTGCTGCTCCTCATCTATGAGGTCAGCTGGTAGTATTCCTACCACACCCGCTGCTTCTATTGCCAGCTGTATGGGTTTATTTACCGGTGGTTTGGGTATGCTCGGTGGAGGATTGTTTTGAGGGGTACTCTGAAGCCTTCTTTGGTGTTTTACATATCGTATCACCACAATGATCCCTGTTCTGATAGATAGAATTGATGGATGTTGAAATTTCGTTACACGACTTCAAATTCCAACGTCCCAATAGAGGTTTATCCACTTTAATAAAAAGTTCAAACACTTTCTTGAACATTATCTATAATGAGAGGCTTATATTTAAGTACGCTTATTTGCTAACCGCTTCGATCGGCGCAAGGGTGGCGGCCTGGTAAGTTCCTCAAATTTATGAACATACTTTGTAAATCTGTGATCATTTTTAGCCCCCTTTGCTTTATCATAACAGACCTGAATGAATTTTTTATCACCACTTCGTGTGAAAAGATTGTAATAATTGAGTGTAACCTCAAACATGGCGATTGCCATAGTTCTATTAAGTTCCGTATCAGGGTTATTTTCTACACTGTCCAACATCATTTTCAGTGTAGTAAGCAGTTCGGTACGTGAAAAGTTGGGCATTTTGGTTTAGAAAACAAAAATAATAGGTCGACTTAGGTGTGCTAATCATTTTTAAACAGCATTGGTACTATGCATTTTAAAAATGAGTTTTGTTTTTTTAATTATTTACTAAAATACCTCGTATGGGCATTTAGTTGGAGAAGGCGAGGCCACCCATACCCGACTGGACACGGAGGACGTTGTAGTTAACCGCGAACATGTTGAGGTTGGTAGCGGAATCGTTACCGGAGGTGGTGGTGATGGAAACCTGCGCGTTGTCGATGCGGGAGAAGTTGCAAGTGCCGGTAGGCTGGTGCTCCTCGGGCTTGAGCGCGAAGGAGTACGCGTAGACACCCGCGTAGGGGGCGCCAGAGTGGTGGAAGTGGGGCTGCACCTGGTTGAAGTACTTACCAGACTGCTCCTTGAAGCGGTCCTGGCCGTTGAGGACAAGCTTGAACTTGTCGACGGTACCGACAGCCTCCTCGGTGAACTTGGAAGTACCACCACCAGTGCCGCACACAAGGAGGGGGGTACCCGCGGCGCCGGGGGCGATGAAACAGTTGGAGTTGGCGGTGGTGAGGTCCTGCTCGAGAACAATCTCGGCGGGCTGACCCTTGAAGGTGAAGTTCCACATCTTGGTACGGGCGTGACCCTCGTCGCAGCACCATACAAGCTCCTTGACGGGGTGGTTGTACGAAAGGCGGACCTGCTTGGTACCACCGGAAGCGGTAACGGTGTCCTGACCGGTGTGCTGCACCTGCTCGATCAGGTACTCGTGTCCCTTCTGGGCAAAACGCCTACGCTCCTCAGTGTCAAGGTAGACGTAATTGGCCCAGACCTTGAAGGTACCGGTATTGAGGTAGGTGTCGAAATCAGACGCTAAATCGAAATCGATACGGACCTCATGGTACTGCAGGGCAATTAGTGGGAGGTAAAGTCCGGGATTGCGGTTAAAGAAAAAGACTAGGGGCAAATAGACAGCGTTGCCGGTCGTGGCGGAAGTCATCTTGCCGTAAGTGAGCTTCTTGGACTCGTCAAGGTAAAGCTCGGAGTAGAGACGCCACCACTTCTGGTAGTGCTTGTCAACACGCTGTCCACCGATTGATAATTCTACGGAGGAAATTGCGCGCTCGGCGACCCAGCAAGAATCGTCGGTGGCGTCGGAAGTGATAGACGCCGCAGCGGCGGAGAGAAGCTCGACGTACATGTCACCGACGAGATCACCGTTGCGGGCAACAGTGACGGAAACGCGACCGGAGTTGGCGGCAGTACCGTTGACGGTCTGCTCGATGTTCTCCATCGCGAAGTTAGTGTGGCGCTTGTATTTCGCCTGGAAGAAAGTTACCTCAGGGTTACCAGTAAGGTAGACATCCTGGGCACCATAAGCTACGAGTTGCATAAGACCACCGGCCATTTTGAGAGTTGTTGTACTATAAGCAGAGAAAATAATTTTGGGTAAATGTGCGAAATTTCGCGATCCAATTTTTCTTGGTCTAAATCAAATGTCAAAACAGCCTGAAGAAACCGAGATCGAAGAGGGTGAAATTGTATCTGAAACTGAGTCAGAGGTCTCCATCATCGCTACTGAGGATGAACCCATCGATGATGAAATTGATATGGACGAGGATGAAATGATGTTCGAGGATGATGGTGTGGATGTTGCGACTCTCATGACTTCCCTTCTCGC